TTTATTGAATTATTCAAATATTTATTAATTTGGTTGTTGCTGTTGTGGATTCTGCAAATTATTAATAGGTGTTGTGTTAATAATCAACAAATTTGCATTAGGGTCATTTGATTTTGGTTCTCCCATTTTTTCTCTTACTTCATTGGCTGTGTAAATTCCTTTGTCTTTAAAACTACTTAATATGTCAGCTTTTTCTTTTAAGTTTTCTTGCAAACATTCTACTTTACTGATGTCTTGTCTCATTCTAACTCTTTGCAATGGAAAATGATTTCTGCAAATAAAATGTGTGTATGATTCAGATACTTTGTCAGACAAAGGAATTATGCAATTAGTATACATAGCTTTTTCTGCTTCTAATCTATTGTTATATGTTTTGTTTTCTGGGTCATTAAATAAACTTGAATCTAATCCTAAGACATTGCATAGAGTTCTTGTTGTTACAACTCCCTTTTCCAATAGTTGCATATCTGCTGGACTTAATCCAATTGGAATGTAAGTTAAATCTTTATTGGTAACTAATACTTGACCAAACTTTTCCGCACCACCCATTCTGTTTCTCATTTCATCGTTTACAATGTCTGCCTCATCTGGTGTCATTGCATTGTTTGATTTGTCAGATACTAATCCACTTATTCCTTTGTTGCCTAAAATTGAAGCATCTGCAATCCATCTTTGGTTACCAACTTCAACCACCCTACTTGCAACTTCAATTGGGCTTAATCCATAATCGTATCGCTGTAAATTTGGATTAAAAAATTTGATGTGTTCTATTTCGCTTTTCTTATAAATTCTTGAAGTCGAACCAAAACTAAATTGGAACTCTAACTCAGGAATAAAAAAACTTGAATTTCTATTTAAAATGTTAATCGCTTGACTTGGCAAAATGTCCAATTCTTCGATTAATGTTGAATTTATTTGGGTGTTGCCTACTAAATAGCTATTGCCAGTAATTAAAAGATAGATTAATACTTGTTCTTCAATATCATTCCAAGTGTAACCTTTGCTTATATTAGGCTCAGACATTAATTCATGTATGGTTGTGTCTTCAATTACTTTCCAATTTCCGTTTGCTTGTTGTTTTTCTACTATCCAGGGGATTGACTTTGAAATGTCAACAATCTTTTTTACAATTGCGTAAACATCAACATTTCTAAGGTATCCCTCATTTACTTGCACATTGCTTGAGTTATTCCAATTTAAAGGAATAAAACCGCCCATTAATTGCCAAAGCAAGTTTCTGTTTTGTGTAGTCAAAGGAATCCTTTGTCCATTTACTGTTTTGTTGATTGCGAAAACTGCTTTTTGTAATAAGTTCACACGATATAGATTAATTTTTTATGCAAATTTATAACTTTATTTTTAAATTTTACAATATTATCTTTTCATGCCTCCAATTGCTAATGTATTTGCAGGAGATAAATATTGAAATACATAGCGTGCTGGGTCAATTTGGTGGTTAAAATCGTCAATAGGCATTTGTGCTTTTCTATCGTGCCAAACATAATTTCTTAATTCTTTTATTAGATTGGTAGAGTTTTCATCAATAATCATTTCATAATCTTGCATTCCTTTGATGCCATTCCGAATTGAATCTGGGCCTTTTATTGCTGGAATAATGTTAAATCCTTTTGCTCTTATGTCGTTTATTGTTCTTGGGTCAGCTGAATCTGCAACAATTAAATCACGTTTATTAGTTACAGACAAATCAATTAATTCAATCAACTGAGCTGTTGAATTTCCTTTTTTGTAAAATATTTCTTGTAAATAAATTAGTTTTCTTTTTTTGTCTATTGCAACTTTTACCATAGAATCTGGGTCATTGCTAAATCCAAAATCCAAACCATAAACATAAGGCAATGATTGTTCAAATTTGCCAAGTTTCCAGTTTTGAAAGATTGAACCTTGTAGTGTTCCAATTTCACCATCAATGTAAACTCTGCACCAATTAGCCCAATATTCAGAAGTTTTAGCTTTTTCAATCTTAATCATTAATTCACTAAATATTTCTGGTGGTATTGCTTCATTGTCTTTGTAAGTTAATAACAAAAACTCTGAATCAGGTTCTTTTAATGTTTCTGAATGCACCCAAAACTCATTATCTGGGTTGTAATCAATCCAAATCTCATTTGACCTTACCATTAAAGCATCTGCAATCTCAAAGTCAATATGATTTGCTTCATTCAAGAATAATACATCACGCTTACCTGCTGCTTTTGCTTTCCCAACAGAATCAAAAGCAGTAAACTGAATCAATGAACTATTTCCAAATCTATATTCCATTGGGTTTGACCTCCAACCATCCTGTCTCCATCTACCTGTTTCTACCATTACATCAGCAAATATTCTTACAGCACCATTTCTTACCGCTGGAATTGATTCAGCGCAAACAGTTATAATATGTCTTGGATTTTTTGTTGCGTAGTCTATAAGTATTGGAATGATGCCAAATGTCTTACCTGCACTGGTTCCTCCTTGTATAACTTTTTTGCGGCTTTTTAATTTAAGTAATTTATTTATTGCCGTTGTTCTTTGAAACATTTTAATTTACAACAAAACTATTTTTTATCCTCAGGGAATAAAGGTTGTTCTATATTGGTCTGTTCTATTTTTTCAATTAAGTTATTTAATCGCTGTGTAATGCTTGGATTGTATATTCCAGCCATACCACCTTCTATTTGGTCTTTTCTCACCATTTTCTTGATACGTAAGCAGATAGTTACATAATCTGAATATCTATTATCAGTATTAGCAAAATAATGGCTTAAATCGCCTATAATTGCATTTTCAAAACAATAGCATTCGAATCCTTCAATAGTTAATGGCCGTTCTTTTTCTCTCAGTACGTCATTTCCATCTTTTCCAACATAATCTTGAACTTTTATTGGATTTTCTTTAGTGTATTTTTTGTATGCTAAAAATATTTCCCAAAGTTTTTCAGGTGTTTCAATATTTTTTGTTCCTTTTGGTCTTGCCATGGTGCAAATATACAAATTATTTAATTGTCAAAGATTATTGTATAAATTCAAGCTTTATTTTATACAAAGACTGAAAAACGTTTTGTAGTTCGTGTAAATACAAAATATTTTCTGCAACATGAGCGTTTTTGTTAGATAAATTGCCATAAAAATAAGCATAGCCATTAAAAGTAAAAATAATATCATGTTTTATAAATCCACATTTTACTAAAACATTTTTTGTTAATGGTATTGGTAAAACATTTTTAGCTTTTAAATAAAACATGCTTCCATTTTTTCTTTTTATTCCAATTGTATCATTATTGTAAATAACTGATATTTGATGTTCTTCTTGATTAAATAATATCCAATTTCCAATTCTCAATTCACTTGCTTTTATTATTGCCATAGTTTTATTTTTTATTTGTTTCCCAAACTTTTAGAATTTCTTTAGCCTTAGCCCTGAAGATTGCAATCTTTGAATTAGGCACTCTAATAAGTACGGGACTTGTTGGCTCACCGTACTTAAATTTAGGGCCAGCGTTTAACCTGGTGCCGCCTCTTTGTTTTTTAGTTGACATTCTTAATATTCTCCAAATGTTGATGAAATCTTTTATCCATTTTTAATTTGTTTTCGTAACCAGTCCAAGCTTCTGTTTTTTCTACCCAAAGAGCAAAGTTACTTATTGCATCTTTTTTCATTCTTGTAAAATAGAATCCATCAACTATTACTGATGCTAATTCTTTTGTAGTTTCAAAATAGAAACCTAACTTTAATCCTTTAATTTTTTCTGTGTTAAGGATGTCATAGCAAATTCCATTGTTAAGATTTACAATATACTTTTTGCCATTAATTGAGGTGTTTATTTGATGGTTTTTTTTCATTCCATCAATTGTTAATTTTCCACTACCTAATCTGTAAGTAGAGTTATCAATCATTGTGATTGTTGTTCTGTTGTAAGTGTGATTTGATTTCATATTTTTTTTTGATTATTAGCAAATTTACAGGAGGTTTTTTTGCCTCCTGTAATTGCTTATTTGAATATTTAATTAAACTGTAACTAAAGATGGTGTATTTAACCAACCAACCATTGTTTGGTATGCTTTTTCATTGATTGCTGCATCGTTACCGAACATTAATGAATAATCTTTGTCTTTGCTATTAGTGCTATGGTTAGTGTAGCGAGTAACTGCATTAAACAATGCCCAAAGACTTTCTCCTTGCTCATCGATTGATTTATTAATGTCATTTGACAAAGTTAACATTTGATTTTTGGTTCTGGAAGATGTATCGCTTACAGTACCTTTAATGTTTTCCCCAAATACGGAGTTAACAATATCAACAATGTGCTTTTTTTCAAAACTTCTTGTGCTTGCTTTTTCAAATATTGCCATTTGTTTATCCTCAAACTGAAGTACTTTTCTAAGGCTTTTAACTGCTTCTTCAACTCTTTGTTGCATACTTGCGGTGTGTCTGATTTTAGAAATTTCTTTGTTAGCTATTGCAAAGGTATTAGCACAGCAAATAACTTGATTGCTTGTTCCAAATCCCAAAGACATTGAACCATCATGAGAATTAGTTAACGTGATGTATCTTCTGATTCCAGATTTGCCAATGTATAATTCAGGCAATTCTAATTGAACGTAAACTCTTGAACCTCCTTTAAGACTTCCACCGCCCATGTTTCCAAAAGAGCCAAGTGTTTCACTGTTATTCCAAGGATGTTTTAATTCAAGTTCTTGGCTAAATAATTCTTTACCGCTATCGTAAGCAACACTTACCAATTCACTATTTTGTAGAATTTCGTATCTGCCACCTACAATTCCTAAATAAGCTTTGCTATCGCTTCTTGTTGAAGCATAAGCATCTGGAAGTATTATACCAGATTCAGTTGTTAGCTTTTCTTTTTTTACAGACCAATTAAGTCCTGTAGCTTCCAATACTTCAAAGATGATTTCTTCTCTTGTTAAATTTTGATTTTTCATGTTTTTTGTTTTTTAGGTTAGTTATTTATTTTGATTGTTTGATAGGGCAAATGTACTCAA